TGATATTGTTTAGCACCGTAATAAATATATGGCCCTCGACCGTGAAACGGAAACGGTATGTTTAGACCATTTAAGCATATTAATATCTCGATTGGATGTTGACGAGAGAGAGATGATAGACAATACAATGACTAAACTACGTAGTCTTGTTGAAAAGACTGGTATCAAATTATTTTTGGTATCACATGTACGTAGAACACAGACAGACAAGAACCACGAAGAAGGAGCACGTGTAACTTTAGGACAACTAAGAGGTAGTGCAGCAATATCTCAGCTTGCGGACGAAGTTTGGGGACTCGAAAGGAACCAACAAACGGAAGCTGTAGATCAGACTATCCTACGTGTACTAAAAAATCGCTACTCTGGAGAGGTAGGTATTGCATGTCAACTAAAATACAACAAAGACACATGTAAATACGATGAAACTACGGACCCCATTTTCAATCCCAGTACAGACTTCTGAGGTTGAACAACTCAAAAAACCAAACCCACCCACGAAACAAGCAAAGAAAAGAGCTAAGTTTAGGGACAAAACCTATGTCGCAAAACCAAATGCTCATCTTTGATATCGAAACTAACGGACTACTAAATGACGTTTCTGAGGTACATTGCCTTGCCATATACGACGCGCAAAAAGAGGAGACGTTCGTATTTAATAATCAACCTAGTAACACCTACCCGATCACGGAGGGTTTGCATTGGCTCACCGAAGCTGATGTTATTGTTGGTCACAATATTATTGGTTATGATCTACCTGTTCTTCGGAAAATTTATCCTTGGTTTAAGTATGACGGGACTGCTATTGATACTCTTGTGTTATCTAGGAGTTACCATCCAAACTTAATGGAGATAGATAAGAGAAGAAACGTACCAAGAATGCCACTTCAACTCTATGGACGTCATAGCTTAGAAGCATATGGCTACAGACTAGGGGAATACAAGGGGGAGTTTGGAAAGACAAGTGACTGGAGTCAATGGTCACAAGAAATGCAGGACTACTGCGTACCAGATGTAAATGTTACAACTAAACTATGCGAACACTTCCGCCCTTACATGACGCGGATAGGTTAGAACACCGCGTCGCAGAAATACTAACAGAACAAGAAATACATGGATGGACATTTGACGAACAGAAAAGTTTCCAACTTGAGTCACATCTCAGAAGAGAGATGGAAGAACTTACTCAAGTACTTCGGAGACAATTCCCTCTCATTGGAGGAGCGTTGTTCACTCCTAAACGAGATAACTCTACACAAGGATATAAAGCCGGAGCAGAGTTCCAAAGACTAAAAGAATTTAACCCCACTTCACGAGACCACATAGCATGGATTCTGACGACTCATTTCAAAGTCAAATTGAGCAAGATCACCACGACTGGGAAACCAATTATCGACGAGATTACATTGACGGAGATAGATATTCCCTTCTCGAGAGCATGTGCGAAATGTTTGACGATAAAGAAGAAGCTTGGAATGATATCCGAAGGCGTGAACGCATGGAACAAGCTTGTTACGACTAAAGGCAGAATACACCACAACTGTTCAGTATCTACTAACACATTTAGATGTGCTCATAGAAAACCGAATTTAGCACAGGTGCCTTCTGACAAAGAATTTAGAGAACTATTTACTGCCAGTCCAAGGCATACAATGGTAGGAGCAGATTTAAGTGGTATAGAACTACGAATGCTCGCCCACTATCTTGGCAGATTTGACGGAGGTCGATACGCCGATATTTTACTTAATGATGATATTCACCAAGTAAATGCAGATAAAATAGGAATCACCAGACGCCAAGTCAAGACTGTCACATATGCCTTCTTGTATGGTGCTGGAAATGAAAAATTAGGTATGAGTTATGATAACACTCTACAACCCAAGGAAGCCCGTAAAAAGGGACAAGAGATTAGAGAGGCTTACGTATCTGCAATCGAAGGATTGTCCGACTTACTTGGAGCGGTTGCAAATAAGGCTACTGCTGGTTACCTCTTGGCATGTGACGGACGAAGGGTGCTGGTCGATTCACCGCACAAAGCACTAAACTATTTACTACAATGCTCGGCAGGAATTGTCGCAAAGCGTTGGATGGTAATAGCTAACGATGCTATACATAATCCTCACACACATCAACTAGCATTCGTACACGACGAATTGCAGTATGAAACACCAGAAGAAGATGCTACAAATTTAATGAATCTTCTAGAAAAAGCAGCAGAACTAGCTGGCGAATACTACGATTTACGTTGTCCTATCGCTGCCGAAGCAAAGCAAGGCAAAACATGGGCTGACGTACATTAAAATATGAAATTATTAATTGATTGCGACTATATAGTCTACAAATGCTGTGCAGCAGCAGAAACCGAAATGGATTTTGGTGATGACGTCATAGTTGTTACTTCTAACTTTTCTGACGCTATGAAATGTGTCAAAAGAGATTTAGATAGAATCCAAAATGAACTAGGTTCGTTTGATGATGAATTAATATTGTTTTTTACAAGTCCTAATAATTTTAGGAAAAAAATTCTGCCCGAATACAAGGGTCATCGACAACGAAAAAAGCCCTGTGGATTTAAACGTGTCATACAGGAACTTAAAAAACAATACAGAGTTATCCTCAAAGATACACTCGAAGCCGATGATTCTATAGGAATCTATGCTACAAAATATCCCGGAAACATAATCGTCTCTCCTGACAAAGATATGAGACAGATTCCCGGTAAACTATATGACTTCAAAGAAACTGTAAACATCACTCCAGAAGAAGGAGCAAGATGGCATCTAATTCAGGCAATGGCAGGCGATAACACTGATGGTTACGCAGGCGTTCCCGGTATTGGTATAAAAAAAGCAGAGAAAATCTTTGAAGAAAAAGGATACACATGGAAAGCAGTCGTTGAAACTTTTGTTGACAAAGAGATGACTGAACAAGACGCGTTAATCAACGCAAGACTTGCACGAATCTTAACTACTGACGACTACGACCATGAAAGAAAAGAACCAATCCTCTGGCAACCCATTCCAGACTACAAAATTGACTCTCCATCAAGACCTACAAATGAGGGAGATACAGTTAGCTCTGTATGATATAGATAAAGAGACAATGATGGAGCTGTATTTAAAGTTGCAAGAACAGGTTTTTAAATTAAACAATCTAATCTACCCGTTGTTAAATGAAGCAAAAAAGCGAAGGTCCTGATTACTACCAGAGAGGGAACATAGAAGTATGGGATTTTATAAGAGATCAATCCTTGAACTATCACCTTGGAAACGTAATCAAATATGTATGCAGAGCAGGATATAAAGACAACGATTTAAAAGACTTAAAAAAAGCTGCCCATTATTTACTCAATGAAATCGAAAATAGAACCAAATCAAATTGCTAGAACTGGTCGAGTTCAGCAATGGATTGATAATCCAACTAACCGTCTACCCGTAAGCTGCACAATATTTAACGTGCAGGATTCAATGGAAGGCACCGATGGAATCGAAGCAAGCTGGAGATTTGTGTCGCATGCTCTTAGATATGGAGCAGGAGTCGCAGTCCACCTGTCGGAACTTAGACCCAAAGGAACAACAACTAATAAAGGACCTGATTCACTCGTTGCATCAGGACCAGTCTCATTCGGAAAAATCTACTCAACATTAAATGAAATTCTTAGGCGCGGAGGTACGTACCGTAACGGTGCTGTTGTCCTCCATCTTGATATTAACCACCCCGATATTCTTGAGTTCGTGCAAGCAGAAAGAGCCGAGCTCCCATGGGTTAAAAGATGTGTTAACCTCACCACAGGACTCTGGCGTGATACAGAAACTGCAACAAAGGAAGCAATACTTAGAGGCATTGCAAGAGGGGACATTTGGCTCAACAAAATAAAACATGACAAATATGGCAACCGGATCAGAGGCAACGTCTGTCTTGAGGTTTACTTGCCCTCACGAGGCACATGCTTACTCCAACATATCAATCTCGGTGCCTGTCGCATCGGCGACTTACGCCCGGCTTTCCGTAAAGGCATGTCCGAGTTGTGCAGCCTCCATGGGCGCACAGGTGTTGGCGAGTCTGGGGAATATCTCAAACCAAAACATGACAGACAAGTAGGACTAGGAGTTCTTGGTCTAGCCAACTTCTTAGCCCACAACAAGATTACATATGCCGAGTTTGGTAAGGCTTTAACAGCAACTAATAATGCTGAGCCTTACGAAGGTTACGCGGGATTAGCTGCACGCGAACTCTTTCTCGGCATACAAGAAGCAGCTAACATAGCAAGAGAGAACAAGATGGAACGGGCATTTGCTATAGCCCCAACTGCTAGTTGTTCTTATAGAAGTAGAG